AATACGATAGACGTTTGCACCTATGACAGCGATTAAGAAGTTACCTCGAGTAGAATGAAATAATCCTCGACCTTCAGCACCTTCCGGTAAAATATTGACAGCAGGAGCATATCCAGCGAAGTTTAAGAGCCACTCGTCACTAATAAACATATTCCAAGTGCGCTCATCCGAAATGATTGGATGACGACCAAAAATTGAGCTTCCCACTATTCTAACCGGTACTTGCTGTCCTCCTGGTGTCATAATCATATTAATTCACCCAACCATGGCCGAGATTTACTTGTCCAAAATTGATACCACCTCGTCTTTGTAAACTAGACAATTTGATCAATCTTAAATCCATTGGGCCACTTTTCTTGCTAATTTCATCAATATATTTATTGAGAGACTTCTGAACTCCAGGAGGAACGCTGTAGTTATATTCTGCGCATAATCTTTCGGCTAACTGGAATTTCAAAAGGTTGATATAGAACTGATCGAGAGTAAGAGATAAATCTTGGTTTATTGCTACTTGAGCAAGTCTGAACTGACCCCAAATTGTTAATGGGAAAGCAAGGTTAGGTTTAAAGTAAATATATAAATTTGCTCCTTGGAAACACCGTTCCATATGCCAACTACCAGGCAAGGATTTAATATTGTCAGCACGGGATGTACCGAAGTACTCACGTCTCGCTCTATTTTCTGTTTGATAACGAACGGTGTCTATGAAGAACACGAATGTATCAATATTGATTAAATCTTTAATAAAATACTTTTCTTGTCCAATTATGGCAGTAAAGTCATATTCTAAATAATAAGGGATAAGACCGTTATCTACCGTCTTATCCGCAATAAGTTCATTAAGAAATTGCAAGCCGTCAATAGCTTGCTGGCCTCCAACGGTTTCAAAGCCACGTGAAACAATGCCCGATTCATAATAGGCATTGTTGATAAGCTGTAATGTCGTGTAGGCCATGGCAATTCCTTATGCTACGATATTAACTGCTAATTGGTCTAAATAAGCTGCAACATCAATTGCAACCGCAGAACCTGCAACTTTATAATCAATTGCATCAGTCAAAGGCGCATCAGTTGGACAAATCAAATTAGCAAGATTAGCTACTGCCGCAACTGAACCTGAAGCCGAAGCATAACCTAATGTTGATGTTGACGTTCCCGGAACTAACACTAACGAATTATTAGGGGCAGTTGGAGTGAATGAGCAATACCAGTTAACCATTGTTGGTGTTGCTACGGGCAAACCAGCTGTAGCGTCAACAGAAGCATAAGTAGCAGAAGCACCAGCAGTAATGCTTGTTGGGATCGGAGCGTCATACCACATCCAACGGTCTAAACCGCAACCATCTTGACGGAATGGAAGAATAGCAGCTGCGTCACTAGACTTAATGAATCCGATTCGGAATGACATGTTATAGCCAGCTGGAAGCAAAGGAGAGCTTAAGTTTGCTGAAATACAAGCAGAACCTGGCATAATTCCGAAGCTGTCGCCAATCGCATAAACAGCATAAAAAGTGTTATTACCCATTGAACCAGTATCTAAACCAGCAACTCCATTAGCCGCAGTGTTGATAGTTACAGTGCCAGTACCTGCATCAACAGGAAGTTCTCCGGTTTGAGTAGCAGCTACGTTTAAGGGAAGGCCAACACTGATGTAATTGATGTTAGTGGAATCAGAACAACGACCAGCGGAAACAGTCATTGTTGTTCCGGTCAAATAAGCCAATTGAAGACCATTGATAAAATATTGTGTTGCTGGAACTACAGGTGTAGTAATGCTCATTTTTATATCCTTATAAATTAAGGGAAACTCCATGTCTCCCGTTACAATTTACTATGTTAGAGCGGGAACACGACGCTCATCACATATTCGGGCACGCATTTTTTGCCCCAAATCGCGTCGTGAATCATTCCTCTTTGGTTCTGGCCAAACAGTGAGCCATAGTACATACGTATTGAAACGCCAGTATCAGGGTCGACTTCATTACCTGTAGGGAACGGAACTTCTTCAGGTAACATTGGCATACCGATGAATAAAGGATTGCCAGCTGTAATCATACCTGCCCTATGAGAAGGCAACGCAGTAACTTGCATACCAGCAGCAATTTCAACATTCAAGTTACGAGTATTACCTTGTGACGCTTTCAAAGGAGGATAAACGTTAACTGTTACGTTACCACCACTAGAAGCAGAATCAGCTAAAGCTCTGAACTGAACAGGGTTACTAGAAGGTTTGTGACCAATGAATGTCAAGTAACGAAGATTCTTTTGACCTGCAACGCCATCAGAGAATTGGAACTTGTCAAACTCTTTTACGGCATCAGTATCAGTACCAGCACCAGAAAATACGATTTGGATAACGGCATCATTAGCATCTTTAACTACTGATACAACTGTTAGTACCGCACCATCTTCACCGACAGTACCTGAAGTATGAGTAGGTAGTAAGTTAGATACGTAGAACGCTGCTCTATCGAAATCGCCAACATCCCATGAGTTAGCAGACTTGTTGTTTCGGTCTTGAGCGAATTGGTTTAAACCAGTGTTAACGATTGCAGACTGTGCAATATCACTTAAATAGAACTTGGTTTCATCTTTAGCTGCGCCATAGTTTCTGAACATCGCTAAAGCTGCACCTAATTGACCATAAGAATTGATTGATGTGATTCCATCGCCATAAAAACGGTAAGGGGCTTCAACGCAAACGGTAGCAATGTCAGCTTCAATTTCAGCAGCCATTTCCATTGTTGCGGCTTTACCAAATTTTTCCATGTAATCTTCGACATTAAAGATGAATTGTTGAGCAGTGAAGGCATAAGAAACGTTAATCGCTTTATCTACAGTTAAGTTTTCTTTTCTTTGGTCAGCTGATTGGAATGTAGCTACTAAAGATTGTGCAGTTACGAATCGTGGTGGTAAATCAAAAGTCACTGTGTCACCTAAGTTAGCAACTTCTTTTTCGAAATTCTTAAAACGAGTGTTAGCAGTTGCTACGAAACAGTTTAAGTTTTGTAAGTAAGCTAAGTTACTCAATTGATATGTTTGTACTTGTTGTAAAATGTTATTTGGAACAGCCATGTCTTCTTCTCCGATAAATATCCATATTCATCAGGAACAGACATGACCATTTTGGTAGGATTTAGCCCTTTAAGAAGGAGGCTTGTTTGTAATCCCGTACTGACTTAGTACCATTGTCTGTTCCCGTTGGCGAAGGTTTCAGACGACTTAAGGGATCTTGCGCTTCTTGCACTCCACGTTTCGCTTCATCATTCCGTTTAATTGATTCGGAAAGTTTAGTTAATTCGCTTCGAGCCATAGTAGGTGATTTCTCAACTAATACCGCTAAGTCAGCTAACTTACCTGGATTCTTCCTGAGCTCATAAATAATGGCTGGGGTGTTATCCATTTGATTAGCTAAAAATACTAACTGAGGGAATTCAGAAGGATTGAAATCAGCTGTCATAGCTTCAAAGTCATCGAACAGGTCTTTGCCTTGAGCCATCTTGCCAAAATACTGTTGCGCCACCTGATTTACTTCTTGCTCAATCTGTTCTTGATGTCGCTTTTGTTCAGACTCTTGTTGCTGTTGTTGCATCAATTGCATCACTTGCTGTTGAATCTGTTGCGCATCTACTCCTGGAGCTTGCCCTTGTTGAGCTTGCTGCGGTGCTTGTTGCGGCTGACTCGGAGCTTGTTGTTGCCCTTGCTGCGCCTGTAGCTGTTGAATCTGTTGATTTGCTGCATCTAGTTGATCTTGCATTTTCTGCTCTCCTTTGCGTTTTGCCTTTTTAATAAGCTCATTCACTTGGGAAGCAGGAAGCATTTTCTCAGGAGGTGCGGCTTCAGTATCTTTCAATACGTGTTCTTCACCCACATTAGCATCTTGCAATAAATCTTCTGCAATATCCTTTGCATCCATTTGAAACCTCACTGTTTCCGGTGTGACCGTGATCACCTACCATCCGTGGTAGTACCGACTATTTATCCCGTATAGCTACGTATTTGGCCTAGCATCCATCCTGGCTAGTCAGGTACTTCATTAAAGTCAGTATAACAACTTTTAATCTAATTGGAACACTCATTAACAAACAGTTTAATTAATGATTATAAAATTAACACTATTGGTTAAATTTAGTCTCATTTCTTTTTCCTTTTCTTCTTTTCGCCTGCTTCACTGTAAGCTATCGCAACTGCTTGATTTTGGGGTTTACCCGATTCCATTTCACGCTTTACATTAGTGCCAAAACCCTTTCGAGTCTTGGCTTTCGCACCTTTAATTAGAGGCATAATAATCCTTATACTTTAGGAGCTGGTGCAGCTGCGGCAGATTTGCTTGCTACCCAAACAGATACGTTTTCAGCTAGTGCTTGTAATTCAGAAATTATTGCAGCTTGAACGTCTGGCTCATGAGAAACAATTGCTGTTTCTAAAGCTGGGATTAAATGACTTGCAAAAAATGAACTTAATAAACTCATGATATTATCCTTAGGTTTTGTTAATTAAACTTCTATAAAATTATCTTATTATTACTATAGCATCTAAATTTAATAAGCAATTATTCTTTATTACTCTTGGGTTTAACTTCTAATGCTTTCTTATCAAGCTCATGTGTTCGATCTGAATGTTTTACATCATGATGATGAGAACTAACATTAACCGCCATTTCTACCGCAGTTCTTGCATTTTCAGCATCGAGCTTTTCTTGTTTGAGAGCTTGGTCAACTCCTGCTCCTTGGATATCGGCCATTACTCCTAATAAATCAATATCGGCTTGTTTGTTCTTAACGGCATTATCAGTTGAAATTTTAACGAGTGCCACTTGAGCTTGAGTAGCAACGGCTTCTTTCTTCTGTTCCACTTTAGCCATTTCAGCTTGAGCTTGCATTGCCATAACTTGTTTTGGATCGATTTGTTGTGCGGCTTGTTGTTGCGCCATTTGTTGTGCTTGAGCTTGTTGTTTCGCTGTTTCTTCCATAAACTCACCAGCTGCTTGACGTAATCCTTCAATTCCTCTAATTTCAATGTTATCAAGCAATATACCAAGACCTTTAGTGTTAATGAATGCAGCAAATGCTTCAGATGTTTGCATAAGCTGAATAATCGTTTCAAGACTAATCTGCTTCTGAACTGCAAAATTAACCCCGGCTTCAACTTTAACATCCAGACTCATGGCATCGTAATTCATGAATGGATTACCGGGTTTATTAATCGTCTGATAACTGCGTTTTCCATCAGGTTCGACAATAGGCAAGCTTCTTGGAGTAACATAATATTTCGGAATGAGATCGAGAATTTGTTGGCATACTCTATTTAAACCCTTCATGAATCCAACGGTATAAGGCATTGCAGCAGCATTAGAGTGCATAGCACCTTGCATGATGGCTACACCGGATAGTTCGTTGTTCTGAATACCAAGAGCTGCATCATAAGATCCAAGAATTCCTTGAATCAGATTATCTGACATTTGAAATGTTTCGCTAATTTGAGGCGGTATTGGAGTTCGTACAATTTCACGAGGCGGTGTTAAAGGTACATTGGGATCGCCATCAAAGAACGCATTATAAAGCAGGGTTCCAGGTTTCTGAATATCAATGTAGGAATCAATGTAATCTTCAGGAATGGATTCAACAGAAGCAATGAATTTATGTTCCACTGTATTTTCAAGTTCATTGGCTAATGATTGACCAGCATAGTTTTTAAGTCGTTGCGCATCACGTACATTATAAATATAGGGACGCGTCATTTGTTGCGCGGTTGAATCGTTATTATCTCTAAGAACCGCACTATTGCCATCAAAGAAAATCAATGGAAGCATTTTGAAGTTAGTCTTTTCGACCTTAATTAGTTCAGCACCAGAAAAAGTATAGCGAGAAATTTCTTCTAAGATTGTTTCACGCATTTTGCCGATGGGTTGTGGAGCTTGCTCGATATGTCCGGCCTGATCCCATATTCCCAATAGCTCTTCATAATGTTTAACTGAAATAGTTCGACCATTAGATAGTTTAGTAATCTTCTCTTTTTTGAATTCTTTTTTATCATATTGGCATAATAATACTATGTCTTTTTTAGCCGCACGATATGACCAATTGAATCCTCCAAAACTTCGAGCATATCGCAACCCTTTAAGGGCATTTGAACCAAATTCACGCTCTACTTCTTCAGGTTCTTTTGGGAATAATTGGAAACAGTAATTTCCGTCACCCTTATGGGATTTACGCGCTAATGGGTCAAATCCACATAGAGTGGGATCGAATGCTCTTTGAGTACAAATTTTCTGATCCATCGACATTTCAGAAACGTAATCGGTATATACTTCAACAACAGAAAATCCACCTACAAGCAAGTCTGTATATACATCGTAACTGAATCCATCATTATCTGAATCGACTAGTATTGATCTAAAATGTGCTTCAAGAATTGAAATAAGTTTTGGATCTATATCATCAAAACCATCCATGGCTCGAATAACAAACCCTGGTTCCATACGTGAAAACTCACCACGCAGTCGGGATATATAAGCTTCCATCATATTAAATTCAATTTGCGGACGACCTAATGTCGATAGAACTGCTATATCATCTTCCGTTAAGGTTGATTTATAAACAAATCGCATAAATTGATGGTATCGCTCATAATTTGGTCTAAAATAAACATAAGCCTGCTCTACAGATTCTTTAATTTTTTCCAGTTGTGATGTATGCTTCCTAGCAATATTGGCCATGACTAATTCCTTGTCTGGTATGCCCTTTGTTTTAATAAAATAACGTTATTTTGCCGATTTAATGATGCAACAACGGTTTCTCGTGTATTCGTTGTCTTAGAAGTAAACATAGCCAATGATTTATCTATCATTGCAATTCGAACAGCATCAGAGCAGGTGTCTGCAATGTCATCATGAGCATGACTGTCGTTGTTCGTTATCTTCTTCATATGAGTAACGCACATTTCCGTATGTCCGCCATGAGCAGGTAATGATACTTGTTTGCTCGCAATGTAAGGTTGTATATCAATGAACCGTTGTGATTTACTTCCTGATTTACGAGTCCGTTCAATTTCACGAACTTTAAGTCCTCTCATTCCTTTAAGAATTGAGATCAATGTGACCCCTGTAGATTTCTTTTCAATATAAGCGATTAGAGGAGGGTATTTATGTCGTGCACAATCTTGCCAGAAATCTAAGAATTCAGTTTCTAAATGTTTAGGCTCGACTCGCATTTCGCGACACGCAATCCAATGTAAACCCATAACCCCCGTCTTACGTCCTTGAGTCTCGATGTTATATAATCCCCAAAAAGAAAATACTGTCGCATCATTACGTGGGTCTTCTGTCTCAGCGGTATCGGCTGTAATGAAGGTAATTATAAACTCAGGCTCTTCAGCTAATAATGGGAAGTCCTCGGGCGTAAATAATCCACCACCTGCGGGCTGAGGGTCTTGTTGATGTTGCGCTGCAAAAACATATCGGTCTTTATCTTTTCTTATGAGTAACATTTCTAAAGGAAACGCTTCAGGATAGAGGGCATTTCCAGCCTCATCGAGTGATTTAAGAATTACGTTATCCCACTCATAACCGTCTTCTCCTGCTAAGAAGTAAGCAGGTAAATCTTGTTCGTGTAAACGCTGTCCAATAAATACTATTGGAACATTTATTCCTCGTGGACGTTGTTGGATTGTTTCACGGAAGTTAGTAATAACACTTTCACGAATTAAATCTGAATGGACTTCATCGGGTTTGTGACTGTCATCAATAACAACTGCTCCGCTGAATCTATCCAATCCTGGTAGGCCAGCGTTACGCCCTGTGATAGCACCTGCCGAACCAAAAGCAGCGACTGTTCCTCCTGCTTCTGTTGTAAAGGCATCCTTTGCTTGCGAATCCTCACGTAAATGAACTCCGAATAAAATTTTATATTGAGACAATGACATTAATCGTTTTACGGTATCAGTGTGAGTTGCTGCTAAAGTCTTAGCATAAGAAATATAGAGGAAATTGCAATCAGGCCATCTGGCATAGCACCACGCAATCCAGAAGCTTACGATTACTGATTTACCATGACCCGGAGGAACATTAATTAAAACACGTAATGCTTCCAATCGAGTGCATTTAGTTAATACTCTACAGATTGTGATGAAATGACTTTCTCTACCAATTGGGCGCGAAATAATAAAATCTCTACCAGTTAGTATAGGAAAGAATGCTTGAATGAAAAGTAGTAGCGAACCCTTGAGTTTGGCCGCAAGTTCTGCGTTCTCAAACCTGAGTTTTGTAGCTTTATCCATAAAGGGGCAATCCTTTGCCAGAGTCGCATCATGCGAGCCTTATGAAGATATCAATGTTAAAATAGCACAAATTATATTAAAAACACTACATATTGTGTTAAGTTTTATTCAAAATCGTTAAAGATAGCTATAGAATTAGGCATTACTGTCATCCAAGGTAAAAATTCAACGAATTCCTTTGGAAGTTTTACATTAGTTAAATCGAATGCTCTATGAAACATAGGGGCGATTAAATGAGGTAGCCATCCTGCGAGTCCGCAGCCGATTGGCGTAACCATGTAACAGAGTTCTGGCGTATATGAGGCATAGGAGAGGAATTCTGCGACAAACTTGTTGATGGTGATAAGATCCAATGACCTTCTTGGATTTTCTTTAGTAGGTATTGCATATGATTGACCTTGCAGTCCGATTCCTTGTCCAAGAATTGCTCCGTGATCTTGAAGAGCTGAAAGAGCTGCTCCGCGTTTATGAATTCCTAATAAGTTACTACCGAAGACGAATATTTCTGCCATGTTTTTCCTTAAATACCAATTATTACTAATTGCTACCAAATTGGTAGTTGGGGGGGAATCACGAATCGAACGTGAGTCAACAGAGTCAAAGTCTATTGTTTTACCACTAAACTATACACCAATAATTTGGTCTCCACAGCACGGTTCGAACATGCGACCCCTTGCTCCCAAAGCAAGTGCTCTACCAGACTGAGCTATGCGGAGTTGGCTGTGAAGA